AGCGGTTTGTCAAAAGATCTTCCACGATATTTGCGTCACCGGCACCCTTGATGTCAACGACAAGATTCCTTTCATCAACGAGGGAACATTCTTGCCCGCTGACACCATCGTGCCGCCCATCGATCCGATCACCGTCGAGATTCAGCCGACTACGGTCTACGACGCGATCCTCTCGGTGGCGCAGGTGTGGAATCTAGGTTTCCGTCTGCTTCGCCAACAGGACATGTCAAAGCTCTGGTTCGATATTTACGTCGGAAGTGATCGGACCACTGCTCAAACTGTACTGCCAGCTGTAGTCTTCTCGCCCGACATGGACAACTTGCAGAACACCAAAGAACTAATGTCCATTGAAGGCGCGAAGAACGTAGCGTATGTATATTCTCCGGCTGGTTTCCAGATGGTCTTCGCTGAAGGCGTCGATCCTGAAGTCGATGGTTTCGAGAGGCATGTCCTCCCGGTAGATGCCAACGATATTACGACCGACTCTGTAGCCGATGTTGTTGCGGCTTTGCAACAACGCGGGTATGAAGAGCTGGCCAAGAACCGTACGTACCAAGCGTTCGACGGGGAGATCAGCCAGAGCAGTCAGTACGTCTACGGGCGGGACTACAACCTCGGTGACGTGGTCGAAACCCGAAACGTAGACGGCGTCACCAACAACATGCGGGTGACAGAGCAGATCTTCGTATCTGACAAGGAAGGCGAGCGGTCATATCCGACACTGACCCTCAACACCTTCATCAACACTGGTTCTTGGTTGTCTTGGACCAGCAACAAGGCATGGTTCGACTTCGACACGGATCTCGATTCGGTCTGGGGTAGCCAGCCGTGATATTCGCAAGGGAGGTTTGACATGGCAGTCGGAGATCAGGCAACAGCCGCCGGTTATCCCACCGTTCCGGATACCGGCGAGGAGGGGCGCGTTCGCTGGGGTGGTCGAGAGATCAACCGAACCCGTGACTTCATCGCAGTGGTGAAGGCGCTCATCCCTACGGGCAAGGCCGCATATCGAACCGCGGCGGGTGTCTCCTCGGGTACTGCCGACCCGTCCGGCGGTAATGACGGGGACATCTACTTCAAGATCATCGGTTAGGGGGTATCGTGACCGACTGGGACAAGGATACCGGCGCCGGTGGAACGATGCGGATCCGGGACACCGGGTCGACCGTTGAGTTCTGGTTCAAGGCCGCATATTCCAGCGACTGGTACAACGGTCTGGATTTCAGCTACACGGTAGACGGCGATACGACTCGGAAGTCGATCAACTACCCTACTGGAGCTGACTGGTACAAGGTGGGGTCTGACACCGCTACCTACAACCAGACGGTCACGTTCAAGCTGCTCACCGATACCAACATTTCTGGTATCGGTGGGCCAGCTACATTCACGCATTCGGTTACGCGTGACACGGTTCCTGGCGCGCCTAGCACACCTGGCATATCCGGCGTCAAGGCCACATCGGTGGTCGTCACGTTCAAGGACGGTTCAAATGGCGGAGACGCCATCGATGCCCGTCAGATCAGGTACGACAACAACTCGGATGCCTCGTCGCCAACGACCGTCAGCTCTGACGGATCGACGACCATCTCGGGACTCTCGACCGGAACTACCTATTACTTCTGGGCTCGAACTCACAACTCGGTGGGTTGGGGTCCATGGTCTGGTAGAGCTTCTGCAAAGACTCAGGCGGTCCCCACAGCGCCGCAGGCTCCGCTTCTGGCGAGCGTTACAGCAACAACGGTGGACGTCTCCTTTTACCCCAACAGCGATGGAGGCAGTTCGATCACGGCTTGGCAGATTGGATGGGGCACGAGTTCTTCGGCCCCGACCTCTTCTGTCTCGGCGTCATCGCCTCAGGTACTCAAGGGTCTAACCCCCGGTACGACGTACTACATATTCGTCAGAGCTCAGAACTCTGTCGGTTGGAGTGCGTGGTCCAAACCCACGATGATGAAAACCGTGGCTGGGGCCTATATTCTGGTTGGGTCCACGTGGAAGCTGGCAGTTCCTTACGTGAACGTCGGCGGGACGTGGAAGATAGCAGAAGCATGGGGCCGAGTCGCAGGAACCTGGTCGAGGACGACGTAACAGTAGTCTCTCATCATGGGGAACACAGGGGAGGATTTTTAGTGGACAGCTGGGTCCAGATTGTCCTGACTTCGGTCAGCACCGTTCTTGCGTCGTCAGGCTTCTGGGCCTATCGGAGTAGCAGGAACAACTCAAAGAGCGCAACGACTCGTCTATTGATGGGTATCGCTTACGAGCACATCATGACCTTCGGAGTCGCTTATATTCGCCGAGGATTCGCCACCAGGGATGAGTACGAAGAACTGCGCAAGTACTTCTACGAACCCTACAAGGCTCTCGGTGGGAATGGCTCCGCGGAGCGGGTGATGAACGAAGTTGAGAAGCTTCCATTCGGCCCCTCAAATTCTCAGTACGAAGCGATATTCCGGAGCAGAGAGTCCAGGGAGATAAACGATGTCCGAGTCGTCGCACGCCAAGCCGACGCCGATGCTTAGCAACAGTGCCTACAACGTGGTGAAGAAGTCCGCCACGATTGTCTTTCCGGCACTGAGTGCTCTGTACATCGCGCTCGCACAGATCTGGAACCTCGACCATGTCGACCAGGTCGTCGGAACGCTCGCAGCGCTAAACACCTTCTTGGGTGTGCTCATTCAGTTCTCCAAGAAGTCGTACTATGCCAGCAGTGCGCCGTACGTCGGAGAAATACACGTCAAGAACGAAGGCGAGAAGAAGGTGTTCTCGCTCGTCGTCGACGGAGATCCCGAAGAACTGGAGAACATGAGCTCCGCCAACTTCAAGATCAACAGCGACACCGGCGAGACACCGCTCGTCGACCCGAAGACACTTCAGTAGGGGGATATTCATGATCGGCAAGGACGAGATCGACAATCGCTTCGGTTTCCACAAGGCGACGATCGAGGGCAACAACGCGACGGTCCCGGATCACACTCTGGTTCGGCAGCTCTACAAGAGGTTTGCGGAGCGGCTCGACGAGATTCTTCCCGACGAGATGCCGAGGAGTGGGCGGAGTCAGAAGGAGATCGCTTTCGAACGCCTGGAGGAAGCCTCGATGTGGTCGCACAAGGCCATCGCCGGACGGGCTCCACTGATCGACGAACGCGGTTAATCTGTTCCACAGGGGTCGCAGGGATTACATCCCTTGTAATGAGACCTCTATGAAAGGAATGGTATGAACTACCGCTTCGAAAAGATCTTCAAGAACGACCCCTCCCTCCTTGAGGAGGAGATCCACGCTGTACTCGCTCAGATGTCGAAGATCACCGACAAGACCGGCGAGGCGTACAAGACCCTGAACGACCAGCTGAAGCAGCTGCATGCGATGAAGGAGGCCGAAACCTCCCACAAGCGCATCAGCCGCGACCAGCTGCTCGCCGCGGGCGTACACCTCATCGGGATCGCCGCGATCATCAACTACGAGCGCATCCACGTGGTCGCCTCCAAGGTCGGTCCGATGGTTCTGAAGTCCTTCAAGTGACATCAACCAGACTGACGTGAAGTCAAAATGAGAAGTCGTGTGAGAGCTAACCACTCTTACACGGCTTCTTGTTTTTTGCTTTTTAGGGGTCGCAAGGTTTACACGCCTTATAATGAGACCCCTACCGAAAGGCACGACATGTCTATCAAGAAGAAGATCGCCAAGGTCAAGAAGAAGATCGAAGAAAACCCTAACCTCTCCGTAATCGTCGCAACCGCTGTACCCACTGTAGTATGCATTACCACCCTCATCTACCAACAGAAGATGCTCATCGAGCGCACTGAAAAGTGGAAGAAGGCCAACAATGCAGTGCAGGACATCAACAGCGCCATCCGAGAGATGAAGGAGACCGGGAAGCCCGTTACCTTCCATGATCAAGACGACAACCCTCTTTTCGACATCGCCCCGCCCACCGAAGACTGACCTCAAGCCCGAAGCCCCTACATGGGGTTAGGGTTTTACTCTTTCGAGGGATCGCAGAAAAAACAGCTCCTTTAATGAGGCCTCTACGAAAGGAACTGTAGTGTTCAAAGCACTTGTTCGATCTCTGACGTTCTACGCGTTCTCCACACTGAACCTCCTCTACGCATACCGAGTTCTGAAGCACGAAGTTAAGAAGCTTGCAGAGACCGAAAAGGCCGACAACAAGTTCCACTACGTCGCTATCAGGCTCGCGCGCGGAGAGTACAACAAGATGGATTCGAACGCGTTCGAGCAGATGAAATTCGACTTCAAGTTCAACGATATCGCTTCGCAGTACCACGCAGACGCTCATATCAAGACGGACTGACGTCCGAGACCTAAGACCCCACACGGGTTTTAGGTTTTGCCTTTCGGATGGTTTCGCGTGAAATACACGCCTTATAATGAGACCCCTACGAAAGGCCGTGTTATGACCTCCCTCCCGAAGCAGATTCTCGAAGCCTCCACCCCTCAGCTGATGTTCATGAGCCTGATGGGACCCGAGTTCATATTCATGACGAGTAAGTACATTGAGATTTACATCGAAGTTATGAAGTCAGGCCACATCACCTCATTCGAGCAGTTGATCGAAGAGACCATCGAGAAGTTGGAAGAAGTTGAGGAGAACCACCCGTTCTTCGACTGATCTCAAGAGCCTCTGAATCCCTACACGGGATTTATGCTTTACCTTTCGCACGGGATACATTCCTTATAATGAGACCCCCTCTACGAAAGGAATTTCCATGCTTGACCCTAGCCAGGTCGTCATTAGCATCATTACCCTCGACCAGATGAGTCCTGAAGAAGTGCTCCTCTTTACCGAGTTCAAGTCCCACGACAGCATGATGTATATTACCGATGACGGTAATGCCATCTACACCTGTCCGGCGGATTTCCTCGTTAAGATGGACCGCCTCGTAGGACGAAACTTCCACGAGCGGAGTGACGAAGAACTCGACATTCTGGTGAATGCAAACTACGAAATCCTCCTGAACGCTATCGAGAACTGATCTCAAGAGCCTCTGAATTCCTACATGGGATTTATGCTTTGCCTTTCGCGTAGAAAACACGTCTTATAATGAGACCCCTACCGATTGGACCCTCTGTCATGAAGCGATTCGCGATTCAGACCAGGCTTGTCCGCACCCCCAAGAAGACCGAAAACTCCGACCCCACCATGGCCGATGCTATCGGCGAATCCTCCGCTCGACTCGTCAACGAGTTGGCGAAGGACTTCGTCAAGTACGCCGCTGGTGCGATCGTAGGAGCCGTAGTCATCATCAAGGTTGCTGACACGCTGAGCCAGATCGCCGTCAAGAAGACCAAGAGCGCCGACAACGAGAAGTGACTCAAGCCCGAAACCCCTACAAGGGGTTAGGGTTTAGCCGTCAAAATGGGAAGTGATTTTGAAATGCAATACCACACGATCGTGATAGCTCCGTTCTATCGGCAAGGTATATTGTTCTGCAAAGACATGGGGTGGAATCCCAGAGAAGTTGCGGTTCTAATAAAGGAGGAACATCTTCTCGGGAGGAGGTTCAACGGTCGTGAGGTGTGGTGGTTGGACCGGATGTGGCCTTGTCGTACCCACGAAGATGTGTGGCGCATGGAACGTATGATGCTAATCGCTCGCATTAATGGGGCAGACATCCGCAGGTGGTGGACTTAGGGTCGCAGCAAAAACACGTCTTATAATGAGACCCCTACGAAAGGAACCGTCATGGACGACGTTCTCAAGACGGACCTCGCTTACATGGTCAACGACCTCAGAGAAACCCTCGACGAAGAAGCGTTCGAAGGACTCACCGAAGTGCTGAAAGAATCACTCGGAGAGTTCCTCATGACGCTCTACTACTCGTCCGAGGAGCCCCTGACAGTCGAGACCATGATCGAGCTCATGAAGAAGATCGTTACCCGACGTTTCGACGAGGTTTAGCCTCAAGCCCGGCCCCCTACAAGGGGTTAGGGTTTTCCTTTTCCAAAAATTCCCCGTGGGGATTTTCCAGAAATCTTTCATAGGAGTGGCATGCCTCCCAAGCTCATTGCTTTCATCGTTGCTTTCGGTATCGGGCTGTACTTCCTGAGTACGGGTTCGCTCATTCTCGGGCTGATCTTCGTCTGCCTGGCGATCCTGATACCCGCCGCGTAGCCAATCCGCCCAGGGGTCGCACAAAATACACGTCCTATAATGAGACCCCTACTATGATTGGACCCATCATGTCCGAGCAGATCTCTTCCCCCAAGACCCCCAAGGCTCCCTCCAAGTTCGTTCAGAAGCTGAACAGCATGAAGCCGTCCGCGATGGACGACGAGAAGAAGGCCACTGTCATGGGACGCATCAAGACCGTTGCTGCGTTCACTGCCGGTGTCCTGACCACCGTCGCCGTCGTGTCGACCGCTTCGTACTACAACAGCTTCCCGAAGGACTCGGAGAACGCCGACGAGGTCGAGGACGAGACCACCGAAGACTGATACCCCCTCTACCAGGAAGATCAACACTCAGACCCCTACATGGGGTTTGAGTTTAGCTTTTGGTGGGAGTGATATTCGTGTTTCGGAAGCTCATTCGTGAGGTCGAAAAGCGTCCCGGAATCCCCTTTACCGTAGGGGCTATTTTCGGGCTTAGCGTCTCGATTTACTTGGGGCGCAAACTCGTGCTGGACATCGAGAAAAGGGAGACGTCATGAGCAAGGACATCGAGAAGAAGGGCCACCCGGTCATCATCACGCTTACCACCCTCGCGGCTCTCGCGGGTCTCATCCGCCTGATCCTGAAGATCGTCGGGGACGACAAGCGCTGGGAGAACTGAGCGTGGGCGAGCAGGACGAGAAGGTCTACACCATCCGCTTCAAGAAGCCGAAAGCCTGGGACAAGATCAAGGAGGCATGGGACGAGAACCCCATCCTCGTGATCGCGGTGGGTACAGCTGCCGTCACCGCACTGGGCAAGCTCGTCGACGCGGTCGGAAGCATCCCGAGCAAGCGCGCGTACGCCAAGCGCATGAGCAACAAGAAGCAGGGGGACGAGAAGTGAGCGGAAAGATCATCACACAACAGGGGGAACCGGTGGAAGACAAGCCGGAGGAGACGGACGAGCAGTACAACCCCGCTGAGGAGTTCGAAGCGATTGCGAAGGACATCCACAAGGGTGTCAAGAAGTTCCGCGACGGCTTCCTCTTCAAGATCGGCCTGATCGCCGTGTCCATCAAGATTGTCGACGTCGTCGGGAAGATCGTCCTGGAGAACCAGCGCCTGAAGGCGAAGCAGAAGGACGACGTCGAGGACTGATCAGGTCCGTTCGACCGAAACACCACGGGGGTCCATATTCCAAGTGGGCCCCCGTTCCCGCATCAAAAACGACTTTCACACCAAGGGGATTCAAAATGAGCATCAGCTTCCGCAAGAACGTCGACTCTTCGCTCGACGGCATCACCAAGATCGTGTTCGGCGCAGCCTGGGACCGCAAGACCGCCAAGCAGTCCGGTTGGGCCCGCAAGCTGGCCGTCAAGACGGGCGGTAAGGTCAACCTGGGCGGCGGACAGAAGGACATCGACCTGGACCTGGCGCTGGTCCTGTACCGCGACGGCGAGCCCAAGCGCATCGTGATCGGCCACAACATGGACCCGGTGCACGGTTCGGCGGTCCACTCCGGCGACAACCAGACCGGTGAGGGTGACGGTGACGACGAGACGATCACCCTGGACCTGGCGAAGCTGCCCGCGTGGGTGACCGAGTGGGCGGTCGCAGTGTTCGCCTACAAGCTGGGCACCAACTTCGACCAGGCACAGAACGTCTCGCTCAACGTCTACGACGCCAGCGGCCAGGGCGCTCCCATACTGCTCGACGAGTTGATGCCGACCCTCGGCGCCGGTGCGACGGCCTGTGTCGTGGCCAGCGGCAAGATGAACCGGGACGCTGTCGGAAACCTCCTCGAAGGCTGGACCACCACGCTGGTTGACAAGGCCGGACGCCTCACCACGCAGGGCGACGACAACGCCGTTCTGGCCTTCACGAAGCAGAACGCAGGCATCTGACCGAAAGGACTGACGCCATGGCCCTCCGTCATGTGTGTAGGAGCAACAGCGAGGACCCCGGTGGATGTACATGTGACGGGGGGCCATACATCCACGGTCCAGAAGGCCGAGCCAAGATCCTCGCTGACCTCAAGAGAAAGAAGCAAGAACAAGATGAGTCTGGTGCTTCAGTACGCGAGACCGGCTCCGCCGGAGCCTGAGTACCCGGTTCCGGTTCACTTTGACAAGGAGAAGCAGATCCTGGTTTTCGAGGACGGCACTCCCGTCTGTGAGAACAAGGAACTTCTCCGAGTCATGGGTACCACCACCTCGACCGCCGGGTCGAAGACGCACTTCGACGATTAGGGGGAACAGTGAGCTTCATCGCTCTTGAGATACTCCGCAAGATCGTTTGGGCCGCGGAGAAGGTCCGTCGGATTTCTCTCTGAGGTCGCACCAATTACACGTCCTATAATGAGACCCCTACTATCTTTAGGACGTGTTATGAACGCCATCAAGAAGGCCCGCGTCTCCGTCGAGAAGTTCGTCGCTGACCACAAGGTCGGTATCGCCGTCGTCACCACAGCCGTAACCACTTTCTACGCCTGTGCTGCCGTCAGCCGTGCCGCCGTTGGTCAGCGCGAAGACTTCCTGAGGGAGAAGGGCCTGCTGGACGAGTTCAACGCTCAGTTCGACGAAGAGTAAACCTCACCCACAACCAAACCCGACCCCCACAAGGGGTTAGGGTTTTCGTTTATGCCTAGGGGCATCATGCGCAAGGTCCTGGCACTACTGGCGTTCATCGTCAGCATATTCACCCTGGCGTCTTGCGGTTCGTCGCATGGTGCCTCCGTCAGTACGAAGCCTGTTTCGCTCAAAGGTGAGTGGCATCAGGTCAATTCCAACCCGAGCGGCTGGATGACCGCGTCCATATCCGGCGACTCGATCCAGGTGAACCTGAGAGGCCGCGACTCCAGTTCCATATTCTGGCTGGGGACGTTCGACACTCAGAAGCGGTCGGCCAACAAGTACAAGATCGTCTCGCTCGGGGACCAGGACGCCATGAAGTACAAGATCGCCGCGTCCAACGAGTCGCAGAAGACGTTCACGTACGATCACGGCATCCTCAGCTTCGAGTTCTCGGCCCTCGGCTCCTCGACCACGATCCACATGACCAAGACGAAGTCGTTCCGTATCCCCACGGCCACGCCGACGACTCACCGGCCCTCGTCCAACAAGGCGACGGCCCAGACGCCGAAGCCGAAGAAGACCACGAAGGTCGCATCGCCGCCGAGGATCTCGACCCGCAAGAAGTAGATCCCGGCGACAAGAAGGAACCACGATGAAGATCAAACTGAGCATACTGACCAAGCAGGCGAAGAAGGCCATCGCCGACAACTCCCCTGCGATCCTGACGGCGCTCGGTGTGACCGGAACTCTGACGGTTGCATATCTGACCGGAAAGGCATCGTTCAAGGCGGCCGAGATCCTGGCCAAGGAGACAGCTCGCCGTGAGGCCGATGGCGATCCCCAGATGGACAACTGGGACAAGGTTGATCTGGTCTGGCGGGAGTTCATTCCGGCTGCGGGCATCGCGGCCATGACCGTCTCGGCCATCATCGGCGCCAACCACATCAGCACCAAGCGAGTCGCCGCCTTCGCCTCGGCATATTCCATGGCGGAGAAGGGCTTCGCTCAGTACAAGGACAAGGTGCTGGAGAAGGTCGGCGAGAAGAAGGAGGGGGAGATCCGCGACGAAGTTGCCAAGCAGCAGCTCAAGGATCACCCGCTCAAGCAGTCGCAGATCATCCTCACCGGCAAGGGCGACCACCTCTGCTTCGACGCATATTCGGGGCGGTTCTTCCAGAGCGACATCGAGAAGGTCCGCGCCGCGGTCAACGACATCAACTTCGAGATCATCAACAACGACTACGCGTCGGTCTCGGACTACTGGTCGCTGATCGGCCTGCCTTCGACGAGCTCCTCCGACGACGTCGGCTGGAACACCGACAAGAAGCTCGAATGCGAGTACACGTCGGACCTGACCAAGGAAGGTGTCCCCTGCATGGTGGTCACCTTCAAGACGAACCCCCGCCCGCGTTACTACAACGCATATTGAAGGGCTGCGTTCCACTACGGGACGCAAAACCTTGAGGAAGCGTTCGGAAGCTGAGGGCGTATGCAGGAGCACTGCAAAGACTGCCTGAGCAGAGACGTATGTGCAATCACCGGGGGCGCCTGCCAGAAAATGGGCGCCCTCTTCATCCAGCGTAAATCGATTGCGAATGGGAGAACCACCATGTCGAACACCCCCAAGGCCACCCCGAAGACCGTCGCCGACGCCACCGAGAAGCAGGACGTCACCGTCGAGGCCACGGCCGTCGACCCGAAGGTCGAGAAGACCGCCAAGACCGTTCCCGCGCAGGCCACCGGCGAGGACCAGGACGGCGAGCAGACCCCCAAGACCGGCGACGAGACCGAGAAGCTCACACTGGTGCAGCGCGCCAAGGCCCTGGCCGAGAAGCTCAAGCAGAACAAGAAGGCCGTGCTGATCCTCACCGGCGCCGCGGTCGTCGTGGGTCTGACCATCAAGAACAACCGCAAGGCCGTCTCCGTGGAGCCGCTCGACGAGGCGGAGGGTCCGGTCATCGGCACCGAGGGTTCCGAGAACCCGGACGACACCACCGACTCGCTCTGAGTCACACCCCCACACAGGAATACGCGAGAAAGAAGTAAACCATGGCGATATCCGAGACCATGACGTACAAGGACATCGACGGGAACACCGTCACCAAGGAGTGGTGGTTCTCGCTCGACAAGCGCGAGATCGCCGAGATGAAGATCCGTCACGAGGGCCCCGGCAAGGGATCGCTGGAGGACTACCTCGACCGGATCGTCAAGGAGCAGGACAACAACAAGCTCCTCGACAACTTCAAGGCGATCCTGGAGGCGTCCGTCGCCGTCCGCGTGGACAACTACCTGAAGAAGACCCCCGAGGTCCTCATGGAGTTCACCGGCGGCGGTGCCTACGAGACCATGTTCATGAAGATGCTGGGGGACGCTCAGTACGCGGCGAATCTCATCAACGGCATCATCCCGAAGGACATGGCCGAGGAGGTCCAGAAGAAGCAGGCCGAAGGTGAGCACTACACCGACGCCCAGCTTCTCGCGATGACGGACGACGCGTTCTTCGAGGCGGCCGGTGGGACCAACCCGATGCGTTGGGATTCCAGGTTCCTGACGCTGGCGGCTCGACGCAAGACAGCGGCCTAGCCGCTACAACACATGATTGGGGGATCAGCAGGGAGTTCTGCCCACAAGGAAACCGTCCTTCGTAGGGGTCTCCAGAACTCATCCGGATGCTGATCTTAAACGCCAGCCGCAGTTCCCAGGCCCTCCATGTAGGGGGAATGGGTAGAACATGCGCCCCAGCCATTCCCTTCGAGAAATTGGAGCACCATGAACAGCACCAGCAAGATCGGCGTCATCTTCGCGGTTGCGATCGGCACGTTCTTCGTGTCGATACCCAACGCGGAGGCCGCACCTTCGCTCAGGGCCGCCGCCATGGCAAGCGCCAACACCCAGAAGGGCGCCCGGTACGTCTACGGCGCCGAAGGCGGATATTCGCGAGGCTACGACTGCTCTGGTCTGACCTACTGGTCGTACAAGAGGCACGGCAAAACCCTTCCGCGTACCGCTCAGGGGCAGTACAACAGCGCGAAGAAGATATCCGCAGGATCCCGGCAGCCGGGAGACCTGGTGTTCATACATGACGCTCGGGGTCATGTATATCACGTGGGCATCCTCACGCGGATCTACAAGGGGCACGGCTACATGGTCAATGCCAACACGGGCTCATATCGCGGCCGCAAGGTCGTGGAGGCGCCCATCTACGAGTACACTCCCGGTTCGCCGTACGCCACATACGGTCGGTACTGAGGTGGCAGACCACACCTACCAGACCAACTCAACCGAGCACGGGGATTATATTCTCGTGTTCGACAACGAGGGCGTTTACATTCGTAAGGTCTTCGTCCCGTCATCCGAGTTTCGTCCTTCCGCCTACGTCTGGGTGTTGGACGAGAAATTCCGGACGCTCTACCAAGCCAATTCTCTTTTTGTCTTGAGGTGGCTGGAGGAGAACCCCGACAGGATTCGGGCCAAACAGGTCGGTATCGGGAAGGATTTCCAGCTTCTTTCGATCGACGAATTCAAGGAACTGTACGGTTAATCATCGGAGGTAGGCATGAAGGCTCGACTTCGCGGTGACCAGTGCCCCAAGTGCGAGAAGACGCACGAGGAGTGCATGGGAAGCTCTTGCGCCAAGGCCGGTATTTCAGAGTACGTGTGTCGGATGTTCGGCGTCCGTCCGGTCCGTAAGCAGACGAGAAAGAGCTAGCCGGAATGACCTGATCGATGGTAGGGGTCTCGCACGATTTACACGCATTATATTGAGACCCCTACTATGGATTGGCCCTACTCCTGTGAACAACAAGCAGAAGAAAGCCCTCGTCCGGTTCGTTCTTGCTGGCATCGCCGCCCTTGCGCTACACAAGGTCGAGGAAGTCATTAACGACAAGACCGACGAGTGCTTCCCCGATGAAGATTCCGATCAGGAAGACAACTGACCCCCGAACCGTCTCTGCCCAGCCCCTACAAGGGGTTTGGGTTTATTTTCTGATCGAGGAGCCATGAGCGAGAACGAAGAGTATCCCAGCAACAGCAACCTCTCGAAGTTGAAGGCGACGGTTCCGGTTTCCCCGGCAAAGCCGTCTCAACAGACCGAGGACCAGCGGCCCAAGGCCGAGAAGGCCATCGAGGGCGACGCGGTTGTCAAGCGGAAGTCGGTTGGTAAGCGGTTCGCTGCCATATTCACTGGCGTCAGTCTCAAGGAGATCGTCGACGACGCCATCGACCAGGCGATCATTCCCGGCATCAAGGGAATGCTCCGAGATGCCGGAGACCGGGCGCTCGACCGCGTGTTCGGGGGTGGCGGGAACAGTCGGATTCCGAACGCTGCCGCACGAACCATGGTCACCAACGTGGCCCACGTCGCCTACAACAAGTTCTCGGCCCCGAACGCTGCTACGGTCCGTCCCGATGCAAATCGTCCGCCGATGGCGATGAGCCGCCGTGGGCAGTCCGTGCACGACTTTGACGAGATCGAGTTCAACAAGCGAACCGACGCGAGCATCGTACTCAATCTGATGTACGACCGACTTCAGCAGTACGGGTCTGTTTCGGTTGCCGAGTTCTACGCCTGGGCCGACGTCCGTGGGAACTTCACCGATCAGAACTGGGGATGGAGGTCGCTTGAGGGGGCTGGCCCCACGTTCAACCCGCGCACCGGTATGTACACGCTGAACCTTCCCGCGCCCGTAGACCTGAACCGCTAGGTGCCCCACCGCCATGGAAGACATATTCAGAAAGAGGGAGCTGGTAAAGCAGGCATACCCCACGCAGACCTGGCGAACCAAAGTCTCCAAGATGCCAGATAGCCAGATAGTGGCCATATTTCTTCGGCTGAGGAGCCAAGGAAGGATTTGAAGGTATTCCCGCGGCGGTATGTTCCTTACCGGTTGTTCGACAAGTTCAACCCGCATTGGGACAACTATGACCGCAAGAAGAACGCGATATTCGTGGGGCTGGTCTTGGGGGAACTCAACGACCAGCTTCGCGAACACGGTCAAGTCACTCTGAATCAGGCGCTTAAGCGTCTTGGTTTCGGCGTGACGAGCGAAGGTGATTACGAGGGCTGGGTCTTCGAACCCAACCCGAAGTACGGCGACGGTTATATCACCTTCGGTGTGTGGGACGACGGATTCGCTGCGGGAATGGATTGGCTCGAAGGTCGGGTCGACATCATCAAACTCCGTTTCAACGTCGACCGTGTCCCGCTTCCCATATCCATTCAGAAGAAGAAAGAGAGGGATACTCAGTGAAGTTCGTCATCGGTGTCGTCGTTGGCTGGTGGGTTTTCCATCCGTACAACGAGAACAGCAAGCTCGACCGGGCCTCTGTGAAGATGGTTCAGAAGGGCGGGGAGAAGCTCACCGACTTCGTTCTCAAACAAGTGGACAAGGTGCTCAAGTGATGAGAAAAAAGAAGTCGCTTCTCATCGGAGTCACCATCGGTGTGCTCGCTCGGCCCATCATCAAGCAAGCGTACCGACCGTTCCGTGACGTGATCCGCAACAAGATCTACGGCGTCGCGGTCGACTACATCCAGAACTTCGACGCCGACAGGCCTTCCTAACAGGAGACCAGCCATGCCCATCGAACGCGTCGAGGCCTCATTCGACAGTAAGAACCCTCGCTGGTCCAGGACGTACGGGCTCAACCGTATGTTCCTTCAGGCCCAGCAAGGATACGCGAACCAGCTGCTCGCCAACCGAGGGTTCCTGACTCTGAACGAGGTCTACGACTTGCTCGATCTCCCGCAGACGGAGTCGGGTGCCCTCACCGGATGGGTGGGTGATGTCGCGGTCGACTTCGGGGAAGAGGCGGATATCCCTCCGACCGACAAACCCTCGATCAAGCTTCAGTTCAACGTCAACAGCAACAATGTCTTCAAAGACATGAAGAAGTAAGGACACTCCTCATGGGATTCAAGAGTTTGACCTCCTCGGTCACTCGTAAGGTCGGTCGGCAGGTTCTGACCGTCAAGGCGCATTCCCCCGTCCTCCTGCTCGGCGCCGGTGCGGTTGGCTTCGTCGGAACCGTGTTCCTCGCCAGCAAGGCCACGCTCAAGATGCACGACATCCTCGACGAGGCCGAGCAGCTGGACCAGAAGTTCGAAGAGGCTCAGGAGAAGGCGGCGGCCAAGGGCCTGAGCTACACCGACGAGGACAAGAAGAAGGACCGCAACACCAACCGGATCCAGACCGCCCTCAAGGTCCTCAAGGCGTACACCCCGGCGATCATCGTGGGCGGCGCGTCTCTCGCCTGCTTCATCACCTCGCACAACATCCTGAACAAGCGCAACGCCGGTCTGTCGGCTGCTCTGCTCGGAGCCACCAAGGCCTTCCAGGAGTACCGCGGTCGCGTCGTCGACGAGCTCGGCAAGGAGAAGGACCGGGAGTTCCGCTACGGCGTCGTCGAGCGGACCATCGGCGTGGAAACCGACGAGGGTGTCGTCGAGAAGACGATCCGCGGCGTGGACCAGAACGCCATGCTGGCGGACGGCGACTCGTTGTACGCCAAGGTCTTCACTCGCAAGACCTCCTCGCGGTGGCAGCCGGTTCCGGTCCAGAACGAGCTGTTCCTGCGGGGCCACCAGAACTACATGAACGACCTGTTCAACAACCGCGGTCACCTGTTCCTCAACGAGGTCTACGAGGCTCTCGGCTTCGAGCACACCGAGGAGGGCTCCGTCGTCGGCTGGATCCGCGGCCACGGCGATCAGGAGATCGACTTCGACTGCTTCGACGAGAAGGGCCAGCTG